TTGGTTTCAAAGAGACAAACCTGATGATTGGAGACAACGTGACTAAATCATGTATAAAGTGTGGTGTTGAAAAACCATTAACTTCATTCAAGACAGATAAAAGGGGCACCAGAAATGTTTGCACCGAATGCAGATATCTTCATTTAGGTGTAGCAAGACGAGGTAAACTAAAATGGTTAAGAGAAGGGAAACAAATTCCTACATCATGCCAATGTTGTGGAAAAGAAACTGACAAACTTGTTTTTGACCACGACCATAAAACTTTAGAGCATCGTGGATGGTTATGTCATCCATGCAATCAAGGACTTGGACTTCTTGGTGATGATATCCAAAGTATTAGAAAAGCATTGACTTATTTGGAAACAGCATGACTGAATTTGAAAAGATCACTCCCGAGACATACGAAAAAATGAATAAAGAGTTTGAGGAGGAAGGACTTGCTTTCCAAATCAACGTGCCCACCCAAAAACAAATTGACGACTGGAAAAATGCAAGCAGTAATTTACAGTAACGGTAACCAAGAATGTCAACGTGCTAAGACTCTCTTGGAAAAACTTAATTTTCAAATTTTAGAATACAAACTAAATCAGCACTTCTCTGCAAGAGGTTTTGTTGAAGAGTTTGGTGAGGAAGCAGAGTATCCCCAGGTCAATGTTGGTTTCCGCCACATTGGTGGACTGAAAGATACTTTACATTACTGCCAGGAGAATGGGTTTTTGGTGTGAGTAAGAGACAGTCGGCATGGAGAATATGGGCAAAAGCATTAGGAGAAAAGGCAGGTAAGAATGACAGAGAGGCAGACACAGTGGCTATCATACGCACTGTTATATTTGTTTCTTACATGGTTACTAATGTGGCTATTGTTGCCAACGCAGTGAGGCATTGGAACAATGTGCCAACTGTCCACCCTATTGTCCGATCCCAGTAGGAGGTGCTATAATAAGTGAGTAAACGCAGAGAAGACATGATCGTCAACACCGAGGTCAAAGGCAACCTGGCACGACTGCTCGCCACTGAGAATCTGAAAGTTGAGCACCGCAAGGTCAGCACTGCTTGCTTTGACGTGCAGAATCGTGTGCTAATCCTTCCTATCTGGAAACGTGCTTCTGCTACAGTCTACGATCTCTTGGTGGGTCATGAAGTGGGTCATGCCCTCTATACCCCTAGTGTTGACTTTGGCACTGCTCCTAAGGATTTTGTGAATGTCCTAGAGGATGCTCGCATTGAGAAGATGATGAAGCGCACCTATCCTGGTCTTCGCAAGTCCTTCTTTGAAGGATACCGTGAGTTGTGGGATCAAGATTTCTTCGGTGTAAAAGATTCTGATCCATCAGATCTTCCCCTGATTGATCGTATCAATCTTTACTTCAAGGGTAATCCTGGTATGCCCTTCTCTGATGATGAGAAAGTCTGGGTTACTCTTGCTTCTAATACAAATACCTTTGAGGAAGTTGTTGCTCTTGCAGAAGAGTTGTATGCTTATGCTAAAGCAAAGCAAGAAGAGAAAGAAGATATTCAACTTCCTCCTCAGTCGGAAGGATCTGGAGATACTCCAGATGAATATGATATCAGTTCTGGCAGTGAAACTGTCGAAGAAGAAAAAGAGTGGCCTACTGAAAGTGATCCTGAGAAAGATCATCGTGCTGATCGACGTGCTGGGGATGCAGATCTTGATACTCCTTCCTACACTGGAGGTGGTGAGATATGTGATGAAACTCAGTCACTGACTGATGCTGCTCTCCAAGAAGCATTGGAAGACTTGGTTGATGATGATGCAAAGGAGTGGGTTTATCTTGACCTTCCTAAAGTGAAGTTGGAAAATTACGTTGTTTCTTGGAAAGAAATTCACCAGAAATTTAATTTGTTTTATAACGGAAGAAGTTTCCCCTCTAAAGAGCATCACGACTATTACTTCAAGAATCTTGAATTTACTTTTAATAAGTGTGACCAGTATAAAAATTCTGCACAGAAGTCTGTCAACTATCTGGTCAAACAGTTTGAGATGAAGAAGTCGGCAGATCAATATGCTCGTGCTGCTACTTCTCGTACTGGTGTGCTTGACACAAACAAACTGCATACCTATCGCTACAACGAAGATATTTTCAAGAAAGTAACTGTAATGCCTGATGGCAAGAATCATGGTCTGATTATGTTGCTTGATTGGTCTGGATCTATGGGACAGGTTCTTATGGATACTCTCAAGCAAACTTATAATCTTGTTTGGTTTTGTCGGAAGGTTGGTATTCCTTTCCGTGTATATGCTTTCCAAAGTGGATTCTCTCCCCTTAAGGGAGTCAATCAAGAGACAGCAGTGGATAATAATCTTCTGATCTCAGAAGACTTTCGCCTGCTTGAGTTCTTTTCATCTAAGATGAATGCGAAGCAACTCGATAGACAAATGCAATTTGTCTGGGCACAATCATATGATCAGACTCACTATACCTCACATCATTCTATTCCTGAGTTTGGTCTTGGTGGCACTCCTCTTGCCGAAGCAACTATCTGCATGAGAGAGGCAGTGAAGCAAATGAAGGCAGTTGACAAAGTGCAGAAAGTAAATGTAGTTGCATTGACTGATGGTGAAGCTAATCCTATGGGATTTGTTACTACATATCCTGAAGGATATTACAGGGAAGGTGAGAAGCGAGGAGAGTATCTCTGTCACAATCGCAACAAAGTATTCATTCTTCGGGATCCTGTGACTGGTTATTCACGTCGTCTAAAGACAAGTCCATATCTGACAACAAAGGAAATCGTTTCCTTCTATAAAGAAATTACTGACTACAACTGGATTGGTATTCGTCTTTGCACAAAAGCAGAAATGAATCGTTGCCTTAGTCAACTCGATTTAAATCCTGATGATTACTCTAAGCAATGGTCTAAAGAAAGGTTTGTCACGATTGATGATGAAAGTGGATTCTCAAAACAATTCTTTATGCCCAATCAATACATCGGTAATGGCACTGAAGATATTGATGTAAAGCAAAAGAAAGAAGTTGCTACAAAAGCAGAATTGACTCGCGCTTTCAAAAAGCATATGGGTTCTAAGATGACAAACAAAACTATCCTTAACGCATTTATTGAGCAGATCGCATGAAGTGTAAAGTCCAACTCTATAAAGCAGGCACAATTTTTGAAGAGATTGTGATTGCTAGAGACTATGAAGATGCCAAGAAGGTGGCACTAGCACGAAACCCAGGAGCAACCATCACTTGGGTGACAGCAGTATTCACCTAAATAACTGTCCACTGACCCGTCCTAGAGGCGGGTTTTCTGCTATAATTACAAAGTAATCGAAAGGAAACCAATGCCCCGCGTCACTACTGAGCAACTGATTGATTGTCTGTCTACTGATTTCGGCACAGAAGTTGACAGTGATCAAGTCCGATCTGCAGCAAACATCTTGGGTGTATCTTATCCTACTGCTTGCAAGCGTTTGGAAGAATACAAGATTGGTCGTGGCAAGTGGAATCTTACTGTCGCTGAGCAACTTGAAAAGCAACTGAGCGATGTCGAAGAATCTGTGCAGCAATCTTTTATTCCAGATAAAGATGCTAACTATGTCCCGTTTGGTAACTTTAATGACGTAAAGAAGATTATTGCATCTCGTCGTTTCTACCCCACTTTTATCACTGGTCTGTCAGGAAACGGTAAGACTGTTTCTGTTGAGCAAGCATGTGCTTCTCTAAATAGGGAGTTGATTCGTGTAAACATCACCATTGAAACCGACGAGGATGATCTTATTGGTGGTTTCCGTCTTGTTAATGGCGAAACTGTTTGGCATAACGGACCCGTTGTCGAAGCTCTGGAGAGGGGAGCTGTGCTGCTTCTAGATGAAGTTGACCTTGCGTCTAACAAGATTCTGTGCCTGCAATCTGTATTGGAGGGTAAGGGTCTCTTCCTCAAGAAGATTGGCAAATATGTTAAACCCGCTCTAGGTTTCACCATCTTTGCTACTGCCAATACTAAGGGCAAGGGTAGTGATGATGGTCGATTTGTTGGCACCAATGTTCTCAACGAAGCATTCCTTGAGCGTTTCCCTGTAACCTTTGAGCAGTCTTATCCAACTGCTGCGACCGAGACCAAGATTCTCATCAACAATGGTGCCGAAGAAACCTTTGCTGACAATCTTGTTAAGTGGGCAGGAGTCATCCGTAAGACTTTCTTTGATGGTGGTGTGGATGAGATTATTACCACTCGCCGTCTAGTCCATATCGTGCAAGCAAATGATATCTTTGGTGATCGTATCAAGGCAATCACCAATTGCATCAATCGATTTGACGAAGATACTAAACAGTCTTTCCTTGATCTCTATACTAAGGTTGACGCTGGGGAAGATTCCGAATATAATGAAGGCGAAGAATCTATCTGATTATGAAATACAATGAGGAGGCGCTCCTACAGGAGCTCCGTGACTACATTGCAGGCACATATAATCAGCACTATGCAACTGATAAGATTCAGACGCTAGATCTGATTGATGCCTGTGGTGATGCTGAAGCATTCTGTCGGAGTAACATCCTGAAGTATGCTTCTCGTTACGATAAGAAGGGCACTGCCCGTCGTGACATTATTAAGATCCTGCATTATGGACTGTTGCTGCTTTATTTCAGCGACCAATCTGCAAACCGTGAAGAGTATCCCAATCGATGACCGTAATTTCTAAAGAGACTATTGACCTGCTGCAAAACTTTTCGACTATCAATAAGTCGATTGTTATCAAACCAGGCAATCAGATTCAGACATTGAGTCTGAATAAAAATATTCTCGCCAAGGCAAAGGTGGAAGAAACCTTTGATCGTGATATGGCAATCTACGATCTGCCTTCTCTCATTGCAGTCTTCAACCTATTTGAAGGCACTCCTGTGATTGATACTGATGCAGATCAACATCTTCTGATTAGCAACCCCGCTGGTCGATCTAAGGTTAAATTCTTTTATTCGGATCCTGATATTATTGTCACTCCACCTGAAAAGGATGTCGATCTTCCTACTGAAGATGTGCGCTTCCGTCTTGAGGCACCAGTTCTTCAGCAGATTCGTAAAGCATGGTCTATCTGCGGTGTGCCTGATCTTTGCCTTTATGGGCATGATGGTTCTATGCAACTTTGCTTGACCGACAAGAAGAATGAAACTTCTAATTCATATTCTATTGAAGTTGGAGAGACTGATGAAGAGTTTTGCTATTGCTTCAAGATGGAGAATCTCAAACTCTACAATCAGGGTTATGATGTCACTATCAGCAAGCACAATGTTGCACGATTTGAAGCAGACAATGTAAAATATCTAATTGCTCTAGAACCTAATGGATAAGAAAGATTATGATGGTCCCCTCTACGCTCCCTGGTCTGCTGTAGTAGCGGGCAAGAAAAAATTCCAAGACTGGTTGAAGAAACAAAACGACAAAAAGTAATGAATGATTTCCTTTGGGTAGAGAAGTATCGTCCTCAAACTGTTGATGACTGTATTCTTCCGACCGCTGTAAAAGACACCTTCAAGAGTTTCATTGAGCAGGGTGAGATTCCTAATCTCCTGCTCTCTGGCACTGCAGGTGTTGGCAAAACTACTATTGCCAAGGCACTTTGTAATGAATTGGGAGCAGATTACTATGTTATCAATGGATCTGATGAAGGTCGATTCCTGGACACTGTACGCAATCAGGCAAAAAACTTTGCCGCTACTGTGTCTCTCACTGCTTCTGCTAAGCACAAAGTGCTTATCATTGATGAAGCAGATAACACAACGCCAGATGTTCAGTTACTCCTTCGTGCCAGTATCGAAGAGTTCCAGAAAAACTGTCGGTTCATATTCACTTGTAATTTCAAAAACAAAATTATTGAGCCCCTACATAGTAGGACGACGGTAATTGAATTCAATGTCCGTGGACAAACTAAGCAAACTCTTGCGGCATCTTTCTTCAAGCGTTGCACAGATATCCTCCAACGCGAGGAGATCACCCACGATAGTAGAGTTGTGGCAGAGGTCGTCCAGAAATACTTCCCCGACTTCCGAAGGACCCTCAATGAATTGCAGCGTTACAGCAGCACAGGGTCTATCGACACTGGTATTCTGGCGACGTTAGGTGATGCTAATATCACCAGTCTTGTGGATGCTTTGCGTGATAAGAAATTCAATGATGTGAAGAAGTGGGTAACTCAGAATCTTGATAGTGATCCTACTTCTATCATGCGTAAACTCTATGACAATCTATCTAGTGTGATGGATGGTCCTAGTGTTGCTGCAGCAGTTCTTATTATTGCTGAATATCAATACAAGTCTGCTTTCGTTGTTGATCAAGAGATTAATCTTCTTGCTTGTTTAACTCAGTTAATGTTAGAATGTAATTTCAAATGAGAATTTTGGGAGTAAGTGCTTATCATGATTCTTCAGTATGTTTACTGGAGGATGGTAAAATCTTGAGATACTATAAAGAGGAGAGATTGTCTCGTAATAAACGAGATACAACTCCTATGCTATCTCTCCTCAAAATTTACGAAGAGTTTGGTAGAAATATTAATACTATTGTTTTTGCTGATAGTGAAGAAAAAACTCTTGCCTTGTGTAAAAAATTGTGGCCATGTGAAATACATGAGCAAGACAAATGCCATCATTTGTATCATGCTTCTTTAGCATTTATTGCTAGTGGATTTGACGAAGCAACAACAATTGTTGTTGATAGAAATGGAAGTGTTTTTGATGATGTAATGGTAGAATCCGAAAGTGTGTTTCATAGCACACCTTTTGGATTTGATGCTTTGTACAAATCTTTTTGGAGACTTGCACCCTATACGGATGGGGAAAAATTAAAAAAATCCTTAGATGCAGTGCAAGAGTATTATCCTATTGCGGACATTCATTGTGATTCTTCATTTAATCTAACTCAAGTTTATGAAACTGCAACTTCATTGATTGGTGAAAATCCATTTGATAATGGAAAAACTATGGGACTTGCTTCATATGGAAAACCTTCTTATGAGTTTAAAAATTACTTTGTAGATAATAGACCCCTAGATAGATATTTTCTCCATCTAGAAAAAGAGGTAGATATGTATGGGGAATTTCATGTAGACCACTATCAAGCATATAATAGACAATTTCCAGATCTCATTTTAAAAGATGGTGTTGTGGAAGGTGAGCATCAATTTTATGCTGACTATGCATACTCAGTGCAACAACAAACGCAAGAGTGTTTAGGTAATCTAGTAGAAAAATATACAAAAAGACAAGATACAAAAAACGTTTGCATCACTGGTGGATATGGATTGAATGTTGTTGCTAACTCATATCTAGTAAAAAGATTTCCAGATCATAATTTTTATTTCTGTCCTTTGGCAGATGACTCTGGCAATTCTATTGGTGCTGCTGTTAATCTAGCAATGCCGTGGGTTGATAAGTTTTCATTGATGGGAACTATGTTTCATGGACAGAAACATTCTATTCCCGAAAAGTATGAAACATGTAGTGTTGAGTTTATTGCAGATCAACTTTGCAATCAAAAATCTGTTGCTGTCTTCAATGGACTAGCAGAAGCAGGTCCTAGAGCACTTGGAAATAGATCCATTTTGTTTGATTGCACAAATAAAGATGCAAAAGAAATTGTAAATAAGATCAAGAAGAGAGAATGGTATAGACCATTTGCAGCAATCTGCTTAAGAGAAGATGCTGATGAGTTATTCGATATGGTGGACACTATCAATAGTGACTACATGACCATGAGTTTTGACGTAAAGAGTGATAGAATACCTGGGGTTACCCATGTAGATGGCACATGCAGAATTCAAACCATTTCACAGGATCATCATTTGTATCCTCTGTTGACTCTTATCAAGGAGAGAATTGGGATTGGTGTGCTATTGAATACCAGTTTCAATACCGCAGGAAGACCTTTAGTAGATTCATTTGCAGATGCGAGAAAAACATTCTATAATAGTAACCTAGATATACTATGGTTTCCTGAGACCAATCAATTTATTATGAAGGAGTAATTATGTCAGTAAAAAACATTCGGTTTATCAGTGGCGAAAATGTCATCTGTGATTTGCTAGAAGAAGATGCAAATTCAATTAAAATTCAAGATGCTATTGTAGCAATGCCTGTGAGTGAAGATGGGCAGCAGTTAGGATTTGCACCATGGGCACCACTACAAGATCCTGATCTTGATGAGTTGGAAGTCAATCGTAATATGGTAATGTATATTACTGATCCTGCACCGAATCTTATCGCGCAGTATAAAAAAATGTTTAACAAAATTGTTGCTCCTGAGAAGAAACTTATTCTATGAAATCTTTGAAAACCCCTCTTCGTTATCCTGGTGGTAAATCTCGTGCTGTAAAAAAGATGGCACAGTTTCTTCCAGACATGAATAACTATACTGAATATCGTGAGGCGTTTCTTGGTGGTGGATCTTTTGCCCTTTGGATGACTCAGACATATCCTCATCTGGATATCTGGGTCAATGATCTTTACGAACCTCTTTACAACTTCTGGTGTGAGTTGAGAGACAACGGCAAGAAAATGCGCGATCAGTTGGTGCAACTAAAGACACGTCATCCAGATCCAACATCTGCAAAAGTTTTATTCTTAGAAGCAAAGGAGTATCTTTCCAATGACCCCAGAAAATGTGACCTTACGGCTCGTGCTGTCAGTTTCTATATTGTTAACAAGTGCTCTTTTTCTGGTCTCTCTGAGTCCTCATCCTTTAGCAGGCAGGCGTCA